TTCAAAATCTTGATATTGTTTTCCGTTTCCATTAATTGTATCATATAATTGAACAATTTATTTGGATTCATATCTTGTAGATTTTTCCTATATATTCTTCTATTATAAATATAAGATTGAACAAAATTGTTAGTTTTATAGTCCTGCCAGAGTAATTTAATATAATCGTTTACTTTTGAGAAAAATGGGTTGTTTGATACCTCATCTGTAATACCTCCATATAAATACTTAAATGATAGGGCTTTTGCTTCATCATAAGGTAATCCATATAGTTCTGCCATATGTTCGTGGACTGATGTTTTAGGGAATTCATAACCGATAATCTCTCCGATTAATCGTAAGTGATAAGCATCAAAGTCCATTTCAACCAATACTCCATTGTTAAATCTACTGATGAATTGTTTTCTACTTCCGTCTGATTTGTTTAGTGCTGCGAAGTTTAATCCACCGAAACGATTACTTGGACGACCTGTTGAAGTGTATGGATTGTATTCTGAATATACGATTTTTTCATAAGTTTTCAATCCGTTTCGTTCTATTTGGTATAGGTTTTCCAGTATGGTTTGGTCGTGTTGTTCGTATGACTTATATAGTTCTCGTGATATTGGTTCAAAGTATTCTGCGTGTTTCACTAATGGAATTACATCATTTATGTTTTGTTTATCATAATGTAATCTGTATTGATGATGATGTGCATTGGTTAAGTGTTGTTCTGAATCATATGGTTGATTGGTTTGTTGATAGTGTGCCCAATTCATATCCCTAATGTCTTTACTGAATACCAATGTATTGTGATAATATTGTTTTAAATCTTGAACATAAATCGTTTGGTCGGTTTTAATCATTTCTAAGGTGTCTTGAAATTGTTCTGTATGGTGAATCGGAACAATATATTGTTCGTCTTGAAAATCAACCCAATAACAACTAATACGATTTTCTTGTGGATGTTGTTGAACATCTGAATACATTTGCAATAATACAAATGGTTTTGATTGTATTTGTTGTTTGAGTTGGTTGAATAGAATATCTGTATTTACTATAACCATTTACAATAAGTATTGATTTATATAATCAAAATGTAATTTTTTTAACCTTTTGTATTGTATGATGAAGGTTGAGTTGGGTCTGGTACAATACTTGGTATTTCATCTTTTCTTTTTTTATCAAACTCTCGTTTTTTAACAATGTTAGCTTCTTCATAACCTTCATCTCTTGGGTACAAAACCTTCCCACTTTTTAGTCTTACTCCGTCTGTTCTATTTATTGTAGGTTCTGTTCTGGTGATTGTTTCTTCTACTGGTTGAATTAATTCTTTTTCCTCAGCTGTTTTGTCTGGTTCGTCTGTTGGTTTTTGAATTACCGTATATTTTCCTTCATTATTAAAATAATAATCACGGCCGGCATCTTGTGCATTTTGTAAAAGTTCTTCGTTGCTTGCTTTTGTAGAAACATTACCACCTCTTTTGGTAATAAGTCCGTCCTCAATCATTTTAACTCTATCCAATTTCATCATAGCAGTAATATCAGTTGTCCACCCACCTATTCCAACTGCGTGAGAAACTTCAGTTATTGTAAAATATGAATACTTTCTATATAGTTCTGGTAAGTAATCTGTTTTGAACATATTACCCACTCGTAAACCACCTATTCCGTCTAATGTAAGTGATAATTCTATTGGTATTATGGTTTTGTTTAAATTGTAATGTCCTTCTTGATTTGGATTTGGACCTAAACTTTTATTTATCGTAGATGAAATCAGTTCTTTAGGTCGTTTTTTCATTCTACCCTTGTTATCATATATGGAACCTAATGTTTCTTTACTATCTTTACCTCCATCTTTATTTTTTGTATCTTCGAGATTTTCAAGTTCATTATTTATATCATCTATATTTTTCAAAACTTCCGATACACCAGAAAAGTCTACACCTGAGTTATCAGTTATGTCACCTGTTTTGCCTGAGTTGTTTCCGTGTTCAGTAACTGCACTTGAACCAATTTTATCTGTTCCACCAACAAAAGTATGTAAGTCATTTACAACTAAATTTTTCAATTTTTGTTCTCGTTCTACTTGTTCTTTTGTTAGATTATAAGTATCCGCAGTTTCTTTGTTTACTGATTTGTCAGGACCACTTTGTAGTGCGGTTGCTTGAGCAAAAGATTCGATACCTACATCATAATGATATGTCGGACTTTTACCATCTGTTCCGATATTAGAGCCAAGTGCAGCCATAGATGCTGCTTTGTCTGTTAATTTTAAACCAACTGAGAAACTTCTAACAATAGAACTTTTTGTATAAACTGGTAAGAAAAACATTTTGTTTGATAATGCTTTTTCATCTGCGAACTCTTCTGCTTGTGATTGTTTTTTTGAACTTAATAAATCTTTTGCATTTTCTATTGGATTTTGATATTTGGTATCTGTAATTCCTACTCTTCCATCATCAGATAAGTCTTGTGTTATTTGAAATCCATTGTAATCAAACATATCGGTTTTTACCTTTGACCAGAAATCTCTTAATCCTTGTTTTAAGTTTGTAATGTCTTTAAAACTATCTTGTAAATACTTTACATCAAAAACTAAATTTCTAATGTATCCACTTTCCAAACTATCATCAACTTTAAAACTTGGAAATTCCTCATTAATAACTCCATATAATTTTCTTACAACTTGTTGGTCGATATTTTGACTTCTTTTTTTGAACAAATAAGCAGCAGCTGGTGCTAAAGTAAATGGATTAGCTAATCCAGCAGCTGTTGCTACTGTTGTTCCGATTGCTACTACTGCTTGTCCTGCGTCCAGCTGTTGGTCTGGAATTGGTTCTGCTTGACTTCCACTAACCACTTCTTCTTCCCAGAATTTATTAGTTTGTCCTGGTATCACAACACTATCCAATCCAATACTTTGTAATGAAGGACTATTTGCACAACGATTACTCACTAAATACTTAGAATCTGAAACTACTGACATTTTGTCATTAGCTTCAATTAATCTTTGTACATTTTGAAATTCCTCTTCAGTTGAAGCTTCATTACCTTCCTCTTGTGATTCTCTTTCTACTTTCAAAGCTTCATTATAGGATTTAGTTTGTCTATTACTTTGAGATTCTTTTTTTCCTTCTTCTGTATTGTATTGTTCTACTTCATAGTTGTAAGGTAAATGAACACTACGAATTTGTTGTAGTGTTTGAGTTCCTTCACCTGTATTGGTTGATGATTGAACTTGAAAAAATGAATTTAGTATGTGGTCTTCAAACCAACCCCAAGTAACTAAGTGTGTAGATTTTTCTTGTTTGTCATTTATTTCACTTTCAAATAATTCTTCCGTTGCCATTTTTCCTACTTTAAGGAGTGCTCTACCCGCACCAACAACTGCAGCTCCAGTAGCAACTACTGCTACCCCAGTAGCTACAACTCCACTACCTACTGCTCCAGCTACTGCTAATGCAGCAGCTCCTAAAAGTTTTACCCCACCCCAAGTTCTTTTCCACCAAGTTTCTTCACTATCTACTAATTCACCACCAGCTTGTTTAACTTCTTCATACAACTTTGTAACTACTGGTCCAAACCAAGTGTCGTCGTCGGGATTTATATCTACACCTGCTCCAAAAAAGTAGTTCATCGCACCATTTTTATAATAGTAATTTAACTTTCTTACTGGTGGTATAACAGCGTCTTTCCTACCTTTGTTGTCTTCCGTAATACTAACTCCTTTTGGTGGAGCTTCTTTTACATATCTATCTACAACTTCTGGTAGTGCTTCAATAACTGCTTTAAAGTGAACTTCTGTATCGGAAAACTTATCTTTTAATTCTTTTTCAGTAGACTTTTGTGGTCCAATAAAATCTTCACCCTGGTCGTCTATGGTTTTATTTTCTTTTTCAATTTTTTCTTTTAGTTTATTTTTGTAATCATTTACTCCGAGTTCTGTTGATGTTGAGGTAGATGTTTGTTGTGTTGCTTTTTGGATTGGTGTTTCTAATACATTTTTTCCTTTTGAAGCTAAAGTTATAGTTCCGGAATATCCACCATAATCAGTAATCTTAAAATCATACTTGGTTACCAACCCTCTAAAAACTTGATACTTGTCTGGGTGAGCTGAGTTTAATAATAGTATTTCTCTATCAAGTTTTTTTAAAGTCTTTGTTCCTATTTGTGATAGTTGTTCAAACTCCTTTGAACTGTTTATACCGAATCCAAACTCTACAAAAATCATTCTTCCGTGTTTTAAAAATATAGGTTGTATTCTTGATTCAAAATCCATAGGGTCCGGACAAACCCAGTTGATAGTTATCTCGTTCATAAAATAACTTTTTTGTGCTATCGATACACTTTGTACACCAGTATCTCCACGATAAGAATTAGAGTCTGGGTTTATCTTATCTTTGAATGATATAGGTCTGTTTGCTTGTGTTGCTTCTCCTTTACCACCTGGTCCACCCGTAATATAACTTGAGAAGTTCATTATATCTTTTCCAACAAGTACATCAGCACTAACTTTACAAAAAGCACTACGAATTATTTGTTGTTCATATGGATTTTTATCTCCAACAATATCCTGTGGTAAAAATGCTTGACCTGTTGCTAATGAATCTTTTAAATTTTGTGCTGAACCAACACCTGGACTTTCTACACCATTAGGAACTAACCTATTGACTGCCAACATTCTTCTGAATAGTGCTTGTTGGACTTTTGCGTGTATTTGAGAACTTTCAAATGCACTCATTATCTATTCAACTCCTCGAAGTCCTCTATGATACGAGCAAGATTTTGTGGAATACGATATTCTTTACCTGGAATCATATAACTGGAACCATCAAGTTGTCCGTTTGCTCTGGCAATTATCCACCATAATTCTACATTACCATAGAATTTATGTGCTAAGTTTTCAAGTCGTTGTCCATATAGTCCAGTAATTGTAACATCACTATCACTAATTTCAATCTTCGGATATTGTATTCTATTTAGATAACGAACTCCGTTTTCATCTCTAAATACTTTTGATTTATCATATCTACTCATAACTATCGTCCATAATGATTGGCGTCATCTCGAACTTTATAAGCTTCTGCCAATATTTGTGCTCGCCTCTCTTCACTACTTAATTCTTTTGAATTTTGTTGTGAAACTTCTTTTCCTGCTTCTACTTCTTTTGAAGCTGCTGTGTTGTCTTTTGTTTCTTGTATAAATATATCCTTTTTATCTGTAAAATCTTGACTACCATAATTTGGACTATCTATTGTTGGTGTTACATTACCTATGTGTATGAAACTTAAAGAAACATCACATATAACTGGTAGTTGTGTTCCTTCTTCTGTTTCCCAAGTATTACTTGCTTGTGGTATCGTTACACTAATTGAATCAAAGTATCCAACTGTATTTTTAAATACATCACCAATCGTTAATGAAACCATAGGTGCGGTTGGTCTTGTAAATATATCGGTTTCTGTAGTTTCTTTTACTTTATTCGTAGTGTTTAAAAATGGTTTATATGCTGGTTGTGCTAATCCTTTTAATCTATCTATTTTTTTCCAAATTAACTTAATATCAGCTTTGTTGGTTGCTACGACTTTAAATCCAATACTAAATGAACGCTTAGTATTTTTATAAATATGAACAGCGTCTGGTCTACCAACATAATTTATTTCTTCATAACTTGCTTGTGAATTATCCACAATATCTGATGTTAAGAAAGCAGGAAATATAATCCACTTTCCATTTACCAAATCTCTAATTCTAAATTTAATAAAATCTTTTGGTAATTTTGTTTCATCAAACTCACCATACTCAACTTGTAATTTTTTCTTTCCTTTTTGTTGAAAGTAAGTTACTGAATCTACAACATCTTCATATTTTGTTCCAAATTTATCTCCTTTTGTTTTGATAAATTTTATATATTGATTATCAGCGTCTCCACCGATTAATTGTTGTGCTATACCACTCAATGATAACCCTTCAGAAAATAAATCTTCATTAACGTGTCGTTGGAAATGTGCTATTGAAGGTAGATTTTTTAAAATTGATGTTGGGTCATAAATATTTGCATTTCTTTGTTTGTTTTGATTTTGTAAAACGGATTGTTTTAATGTGAACAACGCTCCTTTTGGTGAAAATAAAAACTTACCAATTCTTTTTGTATCTTCAATGGTTCGTTCTGCTTGTAGTCCTGCTCCACCACGAACAAATCCCCCGTCCAATTTAGTTGAGTTGTATCCGTCTCCAATCTCTCTATGGATTAGTTGGTCCTCGTCTGGTCTAAACTTTCTGTGGTTTAGTTTTGCATTATCCCTTTTAGATTCTTCTAAACTTTGTTTATTGTAATCTGGGTCTGCTGCTAAGTTTGATTTTAATTCAATAAGTGCCATAATTTATCCTATAAAAAATCCCCAAACATACCACCGGAACTATCAGCTGATTTCTTACCGATGTTTTCTAATGCTTCTTTGTTTCCTGTAAATCCGTCAATTAAGATTTGATTTGTTCTTTTTTGTGCTTTTAATTCTGGTGATTCTTCGTTATCTATTGCTTCACCACGAGCAATCTTTGTTAATTCTGCTACACTAATACCAAGTGCAGTTGCGATAGAATCTTTTTGAATAACATTCATTGCTTGTAAATTACCTAATCCACCAACTTGCTGTTGTATTTCTTGTGTTAATGTTGCGAAATCTCCTTGAAGTGCAGCTTCTCTTGCTTTTTCAAGGTTTAGTGCTTTACCCGTTAAGACTTGTGCTTCAAATTCTGCTGTGATACTGGATTCAAAATTTAATAGTGCGTCTGCCATTTTAACAACCTCACTTAAGTTTGAACCAATTTTAGCTGCTTCAATTGCAGCTTCAGCCATACCCATAGCACCCTCAGTAGAAAATCTTGCAAACGCTTCCATACTACCTGATATATCTTTTATTACTGCACCTGCAGCTACACCAGCTCCTGCTGCCATATCACCAACTGCTCTAACAACATCGTTAGCAACATCTGCTGATGCTCCCGTTACATCTGAAAATCCTTTTTGGAATTTAATTAAGTCGTCTGTTGCAACACCAAATTTTACGGACATTTGCCCTATTTGTTTTATAGCATCCGCATTAACATTTGCTAATGTTCCATAGTTTTGAATTAATTCTTTTCCAATATCTGTTGATTTTTTACCAGTTCCAACCAACATAGCATCAGCTTTCAAGAATTCACCTTGTAGTTTTACTGATTGCATAAAACCTATATTGGCTTCACCAGCAAAATCTCTTGCTCGTTTTGCCATTCCGATTAGTAATGCTGCTGCCGCTACTAAAAGTCCAATCAATATTGTAACACCACCCGTAGCTGTTCCGATTGCTGCACCCATCGCTCTAATTGGCCCTAATGTTCCTGTAAATCCTTTTCCTATATTTTTCGTTCCTTTATTTGATAAGTTTATATTTTTAAGTAAATTTGATTTTAAATTTTGTCCAAGACTTGTTAAACCTTTTTGTAAATGTTTATCTAAAAATCCACCAATTAATGGAATACTTTGAACCGTTGAACTAAGTTGTTTACCCAACGCTTGTGTTGAATCAACTAATTTCTCCGATTGCTGTACCACCGTATCAGTTGCTTCTGCAGCTGCTACTGCTGAATCAAACAAGTCAAGGTCTACATCACCTGCGCCTGATTTTTCAAGTTCTTTTCGTTTTTTATCTGAAGCTTTTCTATCAAAACTTGTATATTCATCATTTGCTATATTAGCTATGTTTTCAAATATACCACCAACTGATTTAAGAGTTTTTTTACCTATATCATTTGTATCAAGGTCTTTTCCAGAACTTAGTATGATTTCTGCATAGTCGGTAAAACTATCGATAAAACTATTACCAGATTCTCCAAACATTTTCTTTACTTGTGTAAAACCAACACTGGCTTCATCTGCACTTTTTATGATAGCTTCAGTCCAACTATCAGTCTTTTCAATCGATTCTTCTATACTTTCAACTTTTTCTTTTTCTTTCTTTGTAGATTCTTTTGTGACTTTGGTTTCTTCTTCTATGGCTTTATTTTTTTTATTTATAAGATTTGCTTCTTCAGCACTACCCTTTTCCACCGAAGATAGTTTAGTATCTAAGTTTTCTACGGTAGATGATAATTTGTCAAGTTTGGTATTGAGTTTGTCAATAGAACCAAACATATCGTTCAGATTTTGCTGTCTTGTTTTAGCCATATTTTATAATGTGTGTGAATTGATATAAACGAAAAACGAAAATACTTTATCTAAGTTTAACTTTACCCTGCTTAACCTTTTCTAAGTGGTTTAATACATCAAGAGCTTTGTCATTCATAGTGTTAATTTTCTTGCGTAGCGCCGGGTCAGTTTTCATAAATTTATCAAGAGATTTACTTGCTCGGTTGGTTAAAAACCTTTCAAGTGCTTTACCGATAAATTCGTTGATTTTTTGTCGTTCTGTAAGTTTGTTTTTCATCAATAATAAATATCAAGTTTTAAGATTTTTGGTAACTTGGTGGTTGACTTTTTCCTCGTTGAACATCTTTGATTAGTTCAGATTCTTTTTTCTTTGCGTCTATTAATTTTTGAGCATAGAATTTTCTTAAGAATACTGGCATATTGTATAGTTCGTCGTGGTTGAATCCATTACCATAATAGGCAATGTTAAAGAGTTCTTCGTGTATGGCCGCCCTATTACTCGGCGGCTGGCCAAAAAAATTCTACATTTATTGGTAAATCAACTTTATGTTTTTTACCAGTCTGACTTGTATAGTCAAACACCATTTCGACATCTGGGTTTAGTTTATCTCGATATAATCTGAATGCTCTTGAATCTAATGCTAAGAAGTCGTTATCAACAAACTTGTCTATTTCTTTTTGGTCTGTTTTTCCGTCTATTGATACGATTTGATATTTCATTCTATTTGTCATAGAGTGGTCAATACCTGTTATCTTTTTTGCATTTTCATAGGTTTCATTTATTTCTTGAAGTTTCTTTTCGTCTCCGTGAGTTAGAACTTTAAATTCTAATACTCTTTTAGAGTTCGGTAATTCAAAACTAAATAGATTTCCATTTTCAAATGATTTTTCATCTATTGATTTGTGTTGTATTGTAGATAAATCTATTGTATGTTCTACTTGTTCCTCTGTATCTGGGTCTGTAATGGTACATCTATAATCTTTACCATACCCCAAAATACGAGTTCCTAATAGAAGTGCATTTTTATCACCGACAAGTAGGTCATCTAATTTGATACCTTTGTCTGCGATTACACTTTCCAATAATCTATCTAAAACTACACCTTGTTGAATTAGATTTGTGGAAGTTAAGATATCTTCCTCTTTTGCTGTCATATATTTGACATCTATGGTTCCATTACGCAAAGGACTATCTTCGGGATACAATAATCCCTGTGAAGGTAAAGATAGAACTTCAGTAGGAAATCCGTACTGATTTTCAGCCATTGTTTACTCCTTGATTAATACTGAATTAATAACTTATTTTTTTAAAACTTTTTCTGCACCTGCGATACCGAAACTACCTAATGTAGTGAATAGGAAAGAATTGTATACCACATCATTGATAACTAAATCTTTACCCATAAGTCCAGTAACAACATCTGCAAATGCAAATAAAACCATTACTGTGAATGCACCGAAACCAATTATTGATTTTTCGTTGTATTCATTGTTGTCTTTAAATATTGCCCACATAACTATTCTCCTTAGAATTGTAATACAGCGTAGTCGTATCTTAAAGTTAGTGTGATGTCTGCTATGTTAGCTGCATCAAATCCGAAATCACTAAAGTTAGCACTTTTAATAAATGCTCCTTTTAATGTCCACTCTTCAACTTTATCACCGACTGGCCCTAATACATTAAATGTAATATCTTTTTTATAAAAGTCAGAATATCCGTCACGACCCGTTACTGATTCGTGGTGTAGTCTTACCCACTCCATAACTGCTTGTGCTCCACTTGGGACGATTGGGTCATATAGTTTTACTTCCACATCTGACCAAGTTGGTCTACCTTTTACATATCTTTTTGTATTGATATGTGGAATTACTATTTCTTCAAACTCAATGTTTGGTCTTGCGAAAGATTGCACCATAAATGATGGTATTCCGTCAATTTCCATAATGAACCTATTTGATAATTTTGGTTCAAATGGTGTAAAAAATATTTCGTTTGGGTCTATAAAATCAGCCACTTTCTTTCTCCTATAAATAAGAATTTTCTATTACATTAATAAATATAACGAAATGAAAAAAAGTGATTTCTTAAAAGAACTTATTTTAATATAATTATTAGAAGTTTTTTTGAAGTTTTTACTTGACATTGTCATTTATTCATTGTATATTATAGTATGATTGATGAGATAATATGTGAAGAGTGTGGTGTTGAAATAGACGGCTTTTTCCTTTGTGATGATTGTGAAGAAGAACTCTTTGAAGAAAATAATTAAAAAAAAAGCTTGACATTTACAAATAGTATTTGTATATTATAGTGTTATGATAATGATAAAAGGAAACGAAATGATTGAAAATAATGAAACAATAACGACTGATACCGAAGGTATTTATATGAGAAATTACCAAGATACTCTTGTAGAAAGATGTTTTGGTTTTGACAATAGGACATTCACTATGAATGTTTATCAATATGCACACAATCCTATGGAATTGTATGAAGCTAATCAAAATCAACCAAGATTAAATATTATGAATTACGCTAATACTGACCTTGGTGAAGTAGCTCATTACAAGGGTATTCCTATGAGATTAAGGTGGAATCCAGTTATTAGAGAAATGATGATGACTGGTAATTATAGAATTAGATATCGTGGTGGTAGTAAGCCACAATACGGATATGTTAGAAGTCAATATAATACATTGGCAGAATACGCTGATACATTTGCTATTTATCCTAAATAGGTGTTAATATCGTAATCGTAAGAACCTATTGAGTCGTGGGTTTTCGGTGACTACAAATTTGGAACCGAGTGGGTTATGTAGAGTTTCACGATTTAGAAACAACCCTTGTGAGTTAGGTGGTTAAACTCTCAAATTTTTTCTTCCTGATTATCATAACAAAAAACCCCCAATTTCTTGGGGGTTTTTCTTAATCAATATTCCTATTAGTCTTGGAATGCTGCTCCTGTTGGTTGAACTACAAAGTCCAATACAATGAACTCAGCTGTTCTTGTAGGTTGGATAAAGATTTGACCAACTAATTGGTTTCTATCTACAACATCTGGTGTGTTGTTTGATTCATCCATTACTACTCTGAATGCTGTTAGTCCTGCATTTGCTTGAACTTGTTCCATATATGGATTAACAATATTCAAGAAACGATTTCTTAAAGAACTATTGTTTTGTTCAAATACCAAGAATCTTGAAGTAGAAGCGATGAACTTTCTCAAGTTAATCAACAATCTTCTTACATTGATTCTGTCTAATGCACTTGGTTTACCTTGAAGTGTTTTCTGACCAAACACGACTACACCTTGACCTGGGAAAGTAGCGATAGGATTTACACGACTTTCATATAAATCATCTCTTTCCAAGTTCGTTAGTCTTGTTTTAGCTTCTAATACTTCTGTTAAACCACCACGATTTAGACCTGCTGGTGCGAACCACTCTTGTCCAATTCTGTCGTTTTGTGCGTAAACACCTGGCAACACTACTGAAGGTGGAACCCAAGTAGGTTTACCTTTAACACTATCCAATACTTTTACCCAAGGATAGTAAGTAGCTGCATAATTTGAATCTACTGCCGCAACATCATCAATAGCATTTTGAACTGATGCTGAATAGTGAGAGCCGTCCATAATGTAGAAAGCGTCTGCTCTATCTTCAACTTTATCAATTGCGTGATTTGTTACTGATGGGTGAATTGAATGAATAACACCCGGTGTTGCTAATAGATTAATGTCAAATTCGTCTGGGTTTGAAATAGCTGTAATTGCGTTTTTAAATGCAACTGAACCACTTTTATCTGCTGCAGATAAGTCAAATCCTTGTGAATTTGTAGCTACGATATCTGTTCCAGTTTTAATGTCTTGTGCTGGATTTTGTCCATCAAAACCACCCTGGAAAGGAACTTGGAACTTTCTTTGACCAAGTGCTGAATTTGTTAAACTGATTTTTGTTGAACCATTTGCGTATGTAGCACCTAATGTAGATGCGTCATCGTTTCCAAAACAATCTTCCAAACTCATAGTTACATTACTACCAGTACCTGTTCCTGTGGAAGGTAGTGGTGCTAAGTATTCACTATTGTCGTCAAAAGAACTTGTAGCAGTTTGACCAAAGTCAAATCCATAGAAAGCATTTTGGTCAAATGTTCCTCTTGAATTTACCTGACTTGACTTAGCTGCTTGTGTTAGTCCAAGTAATGATGCTGTTGGGAAAGAAGCTGAACCACTTACTACTGATGTTCTGTGTGGTAAAGTTAGCTTTCCGAATCCCATAGGAACCAATTCTTTCGAAATTCCTGTTAAATTACCATAATCAGAAATATATACATATTTTGAACGATTCGGATAATCACCATTATTGGTTAATTTTCCTGTTGAATTGTCTACTGTTGTATAGGTATCTCCAATTACTCTTGGTAAGTAGTTTACTGAATCCTCATCAAAATTTAATCCAGAGAAGTTTTCTAAAATATCTCCGTCATCATTTTGACCTGGATTATGGCTTACGACCTGTAAACTAAATGTACCATAATCACTTCCTGCTACATCAGTTGCTGGTTTAACATCTGATATACCGATTCTAAATCTTGTGTTTTGACTTGTTCCGTGTGAACGAGTGTTAACTTTAAATAATTCTGTTCTTGAATTACTTACAAGTTGTGATGTGATTGATGGTGTTGTTGCCACCGAATAATTCGATGAAAATGGGTCAGTAGCAGCATTCGTTACGAAAACTACTGATGTACCCGTTATTATGTTTTGTGTATGTAAAAGATTAGAATACAAGTAAACATTTTTTGTATTGTCTTGTGCGTCTTCACTAAATACTTTACCGATATAGTTTGCTGAACTTGAATCAAATGATAATTGATATGCAGTTCCGCCAATCGTAAGACCAAAATTGCTTTTTGTATTAACACTACCACTAAGTGCGGTTGTTGTTAAGTCTAAACTATCTGGGTCTGCTGCGCCTCGTGAAGGTTTTAGTGTTGCTACGGTATGAACTAACCCGTCTGAACCACTAACACTTAAAGCTACTGTATTGTTTGAGTATCCGCCTAATCCCATAACACGAACGATTGTTACATTTCCAGCGTTTCTTAAATATTGTTTTGCTGCAAATGGAACATAAAAGTCTTGAGTTTCTTTACCAAAAATATCTTCAAACTCACCGAAGTTTCTGATGGTTGTTGGAACAAATGCCGGTCCGTCTAATGTCGGTCCGATTAATGCTGCTCCAATTCCGTCTATCCCTTGCGGTAAGAAAGATAAGTCTTTTTCGTTGGTAAATACACCTGGACTTACTACTCTTTCTGCCATTTTTTTTCTCCTAATTGGGTTTTATTTGGTATGAATAAATATCAAATAAAATTCTCAAAATCACTCTGTGAGCGAATTATTTTTGTGGTGTGAAAACACCAGTTGTAGGGTCGAGTTGTCCTCTTCCATACTTTTCATTTAGAGTATTTACTAATTGACCTTCTTGGTCTTTTAGATTTGAATACTCTGCTTCAAGTCTAAGTTTTTCGTCTTCAATAGTTTGCAATTGAGATTCAGTTTGTATTCTATTTATTTCAATAGAACCTAATTGATTCTGTAATCTTTCAAAATTGACTTTCAAACCATTTAGTGAATTTAACTCTTCTTGAGTGAATTTGATTTCTTGTTTTTTTTGTGTTTTAGCTTTTGCCATTATAACTCCTGTTTTGGTTTAGTAATAAATATAAAGTTATTTGTTCAAACAATCACATTTTTGTTTGATATCATCAACTTCTTGTTTTAATTCTTTGATTGATTCGATTAATAATGGAACAATTTTTTCATACTTGACTGCTAAGTATCCATTATCTCTTTCGGTTACGAGTTCTGGTAGAACTTCTTGGATTTCCTGTGCAATTACTCCGACATCTTTTCCTGTATAAGTTTGTTGGTTGTCGTTCCAATCAAATGTATAACCACCTATTTTTTCAACCTTTTCTAATGGATTTTCTATACGAATAATATTGTCTTTAAGTCTTTTGTCTGATGAATAATATGCCACAACATCACCGGTTGCATTTACATCTCCAGTTACTCCCACTCCAGAAGTATTTACCCTAAATCTTTCTGTACCACTTGAAGTACCAGTAGTTGCACCAGTTCTAATACTAAAATCATCAGCTTCTTGCATTAAGGCAGTTGTGCTATTTCCTTCAAAGAATATTCTTCCTGAATTAGTAGTAAGTCCTTCATCATTGTTAATAACTAATCCATTGGCACCAGTTGAATTAATGTAAGTTTTATGTGCTTGAACTAATACTCTTGTATTACCACCAGTAACAAGCCCTATTTGGTTTCCTGATGGTTCGTGGATATAAGTATCACCGGTACTATCTACTCCATCAAAGAATAATTTTCCAGTAGCTTTCAATCCTACATTTTGACTTGAGTTAATCATTAATGCATCAGAGCCACCTGTTCTAAATCTTATACCTGCTGATTCTTGTGTAGTCAGTTGTACTTCACCAGTACCTCTATGTAGTAATTGAGTAATACCATTAGCACCAGAATTTCTAATTATTCTAAATCCATAATCTGTATAAGTTGTATCACCTATAAAATCAATATAAGAAGCACCATCTCCAGTTCTGTTGGAACCTAACTCAATACTTCTATTTATGTTTGAACCATAAATATCAATAACTCCACTTGAATATCCTTTTAAAATTTCTGTACCACCTGCTACCAATCTTAGTTGGTCTGATGCTACTTCATCTATGTAAGTATGAGAACCACCATCTAAATAAATTTTATTTGTTGCTGGTATAGTAATATCACCAGATGTGGTGATACTTGAAAGGGAAGCTGCACTTCCACTTGTGATTAATTTTTTCCAACTTGGCATTTAATTTGTCTCCTTATGGTTGGTTACTCGTTGAGCCCACTTCCTTGATTGCCACATCAAGGCCAATAAAGTTATTTTTGTTCTTTGTAACTTTTTTGTAATTTTTCTACAACTGATATTGCTTCTATCAGTCTTTTTCCTGGAATCATTCCTTCTTGTATTAAATATAAAAGAAACTCAATTTCTTGTTTATCCAACTTTAACGAAGGTGTCTCTTTTGAAACACCTTCGTTTTTTTCCTGATTGGATAATCTTAGTTTTTTTGCTTCTTTACTATCTATTAATCCCATATTAACCTTTATTTACTTACTCATTAAGAGTAAATAAAGATGTCTTCAGTAGTATCGTCTACTTTGATATTACCTTTTTGTGTATATGTTGCTGAACCTGTATAGGCCGTTCCAACATATAATGACACATTTGCTTCTGGTGCTACTGCTGTTGCGTCGTGTTTCAGTTGTGTATCGTATTGAACTGCCCAACGATTTGTTGAATCGTCCCATGCGAAAGCACTACCACTTTGGTTTGAACCACTACCAACTAAAATACCACCATCTCCGGTCGCATCTGAACCACTATTTAGTAAGATGAATTTGTCCTCTACTAATAAGTTTGCTGTGTTTAGTGTTGTAGTTGTTCCACTTACTGTCAAATCACCTGAAAGTGTTAAGTTTGTAAATGTTGGTGAATCACCTGTTCCAATTGCCTGTCCAATAGCGATATCATTTGCATTTACGGTAACACCCGTTCCTGCTCCGACTGCTAATGCGGAACCACCACCACCAGTTAAACCACCACCAGCAACTGCTGCTGCTAATGCGTCAGCGTCAACTCCTCCGTCTTTAATGGAGATTGTTACTGCTCCACTTCCGTCAAATGTTGTACCACTATTTAATGCAATAGTAGCGTTATCAACGGTAAGTGCATTAGGAACTTTCAATACTGATAGTGTATCACTTGATAGTTCTATTGTTGATGTGTCTGCTGCATTTGTGTTTAACATTGTTCCTTCTACGGAATCTGCTGCTATTGTTAAAGCACCACCTGCTGCGATTGTTGCGTCCCCTGATACATTACCGAAAATTGCGTCTTCAAAATTACTAAATGTAATTTTTGATTCGGTTCCAGCATCTGAGAAAATTAAATTATCTGTTTGTGCTATTGCTGCTGCACTTAATGAATCGATATCAACTGCTGCTGTTACACCTGTTAATGAACTACCGTCTCCACTAAATGTTCCAATAAATGAACCGGTCATAGAACCTGTAATGTGTGAATCTGCTACTGCTGATGCGTTTGTTAAATTATCTACGGTTGCATTACCTGTGTTTAAAGTAGATGTTCCATTGTCAATGTTTCCGAAACCACTTGAAATAGCACCTGCGGCTAATGTACCGACTGATGTTACTTGTGTTTGTGCTGCGTCAACATTGATTGCTAATGTTCCGTCTCCTACTACGGCGGTTAAACCAGTTCCTGCAACATCTGCTGCTGCTTCTACTGCTGGTCCACTTGTTCCACCTACGATAATGTTTCCATTGGTACCTAATGCTAATGCTCCAATTGCATCTGTTCCACTATCTTGTGAAATCAGAACTGCTTTGTCAGTTAACGAACTTGCACCAATACCACCCTGTGCGACTGGTAAAGCTGTATCTAAAGTTAATGCTGACAACTCTGCGGACGAACCACTAACAATGACTTTTTTCCAACTTGCCATTTTTATTCTCCTAAGATTATCTTGTTTTGTTAATTAATAGTAAAGTAGTTTGTCTACTTTTTCTAATTATAAATATTAAGTTTGAAAGTTTTATTATTCAAAACCTAAGTAAAAATTACTACCACTATACATCAATCCACCTTCTTGTGCGGTTGGTGATGTGGTTTGTTCTTTCAATACGATTGAACCTGTAAATCTACTTACGTCTGTTACGAAAAGGTTTGTGATTGTGGCTTGTCCACCATCGGTTACATCTAAGTTTTGGAAAGAGCCACTTTTATAAGGTAGTGTAGAACTACCTACATTGTAAAGATTTGCGGCATCTGGAATTAATGAACCACTCACTACATCTATACTTGCAGTGGAAAAGGTTAATAGATTTGCCAGTTGTTTTGATTTTGTTTTTGCCATAATATTTCTCTACTTATAAATATCTAATTGTTAAATTTACCGAACCCAATTATCTCATCTTGTGCGGATAATTCGTATCCCAATGAACTCGTATCTAATCTTAATTCTAAATTTGTTGATGTTTTTTGTTCAATTGTTAATGCGTCGTTTTCTACCAACATACCATTAATAAAAAACATAAAATCATTTTCAGTTGTTCCTGTTAAAGTCTGTGGAGCTGATGCCGTTATAGCATTGAAACTTGATGTAGAACTATTAACAAAACTACCCGTATGAACAAATGATTTTCTTAAATAAAGTCCTTCGGTAGATTGTCCAGTTAAAAATTGATATGCTGCATATTCCGTTACGAATGCTGTTTGACTTTGGTCTGTTGCATTAATATCATTGGATATTTCAGTAATTGTATTTGAATTATTTAGTTTAATGGAACCCGTTATATCTAAACTACCAGTAAAGAACTGATTATCTGATGATGTTGAACCAAATATATTACTACCGGTTGCAACTGATTGTGTAACTTGTGATGAACCTGTAATTATAGTTGTAGCCGTTACACTATCCGTGTAGACCAAATTACCAATAGTGGTTAAGTCTTCTGTTGTTTTAACCTCTTGTTGAAATGTAACATCACCAACAAGTTTTCCATCACTAAACACTAAGGTATCTGAACCAGTTCCTACGGTTAAACTATTACTGCTTAAAACTACATTGTCAAATTGTACATTAGAACTCGTTGATACTGATTGTCCAATGGATACTTGAACATTAGATGTGTTGGTTCCGTCTATTACTTGTGTTCCAGTAATACCATTATTGGTTAAGGTTACACCTGTTCCCTCTTTAAGAGTTATAGGTTTATTAAGTTTAAATAATATATCTGACATTATGAATTAAACTTACCGATTCCTAATATTTCGTCATCGGATTCTAATTCATATCCTATTGAATCGGTGTCTACCTTTAATAAAAATTCTGTGCTATTTTTTTGTTCTATTGAGATTGCGTCGTGTTCCATATATTGACCATTGACAAAAAACACGAAATCATTTTCTGATGTTGATGTTAGTCCACTCGGTGCGGATGCCGTTACTGCCGTGAAACTTGCTGTACTACTACCACTTATTCCAGCAGATGTTTTGTAAAAATTCTTTCTTAGATATGCGGTATCATCACTTGAAATACTTGATGAAAGTGAGGTGTTTGCCAATACATATTCCGTTACTAATGCGGTTTGACTTGCGTCAGTTAAAGATGTATCATTACTGATTTCATCTACCGAATAACCATTTAGTTTTAATGAACCCGTTACATCAACTGAACCTGTAAATTCGTGTGTATCTACTAATGCCGCTCCAAATTGATTTGAACCTGCGGAAAAATCAATAGATTGTGTAGTGACTTGTGTAACTGATATATCTGCTATTAAACTACCAGTAACCTCTACACTACCAGATACATTTAAACTACCAGTAACTATGGTAGAACCTGTAATTTCAAAAGTTCCTGCTGAACTACTAATATTCCCGTCTTCAATCACGGTAGTTCCTGTTCCTACTTGAACTGAACTTGCGGTTAAAGAATTGAATTGAACATTATCTGTGGTTCCAACTGATTGTCCGATTGAAAATTCTTGTGTTAATGGTGATGAACCATCAAAACTTGAACCATTATTAGAAAGTGTTACACCTGTTCCTTCTTCAAACACCAACCCATTAGATATGTTGATTGAAAATATATCTTTTGTATTTGATGAGCCGTCGTCTGTTGCGGAGTTTGGTGCTAAAACAACTTTTCCTGTTTTATCTACAATAGTTGTGTCTGCACTTTCTTTTAAAACTATTTTCTTTGGTGTTAGAAATTTCTGTGTAGTGGTTTTATTATTAAACACTTCTGGAACTAAGTATCCATTTAGTGTCATACTAAATGTGGTTTTGATTAATCTTTCTCCATCTATTTGTGATGAGTCCGAAAAACTATCAATACGAGTTCTAAATCTCATTTTTCCTGGTTCACCCCAATATGCTCCGTCCGAATAATTAATTTTTTCAACTATTTGATTCATTTGGTCAATGTAAGAAGTCCATATAGTAAATTCATATGTTAACTGAACATAATCTGGCATTGCTACATTATAATATTCTCTACCTGGTGTAATGTTTTGTAATACTGAAAACTTATCATAACGATTGTGTTGTGTAAATTTTTTCTGAAATGAATAATTTATTTTAGGGTCATTGGCATCTAATTTATCAACTGGCATTTGGTCATCACGACTCATACCTGTTCGTTTAAATACAATCAACGGAACTATAATTTTTCTTTTCTTATCTCTTAGGTATCCTTGCTTAGATATAGATAACCACCTTTCTGGTGATGCGTAAATACAAGGAACTTTTACCTTTTCCTCATTAACTTCTACATCTGGTTTAATTACCTCATTGAAGTAATACATAATAGCACTATCCATATCCATAATACCTACGGATAAATTCTTTACATTATCTTTTGCTCCTGGTGAATTACGACTTACTTTTTCTGCACGATTAAAACTAATTCGTTGACTTCTTGGTATTGGTTTATTTCTTGCCATTAAAATCCTTTATATTCTTCTAAATTATGTGTTGGTGGTCTTACTGAATAAGCTGATACAACTATTGAATGACTATTATCTGGCTGTCCACCAACTAACTGATTTTCATTATAATCTTTAACTTCAAACCAACCATCATTCCATTTCAATATATCACCGATATCTGGCTTTGTTCCTATTTCTACTAAGTATGCTCGTTGGAATGCAAATGTAACATTTTGTTTACTATCTGGACCAAACTCATCAAATTCAAAATCTATATCTTCTGCATTTACAATACAAGGTAATTTAATTCCTTGTTTGTAAACTTTTCCGTCCGATGCTTCTCCATACATATTTGTATCTGTATCGTAAACGGACACACGATATAAAATAATGAACTGGTCAATGATTCCGCAATCATCTTTATTTGGTTCACCTAAAAGTTCTCTATTGAACTTTTCTATGGTTGCCAAATCTTTATTTCCATAAAATCTTGATGGCATTTTTTTATCCTATATAGATTGGGTAAGGAACTTTACGAAGTGTTTCTTGTTGTGTATCACTCTCATCTCTTTGAGCTTCCAACAATGCCTTACGACTGGTTTGTTCTAAATTTTCTCTTAATTGTTCTACTAATTGTTCTTTTTCTGCAGTTGCTTCGGCTCTTAATGTATCCCCGTCCATTGAAACTTCTGCATTTGGAATAGGAATATTACCATATTTAGAACGAACAATACCCAATAGTTCTTTTGATAGTGCTAAACAATATTTTCTAATCCATTGTTTACCCACATCATTGATGTTAGAATACACCATAAAGTCATAGTTTACATTTGAATAATCTGATACTACGGTATCATCACTTGAACCACTATAACGAGTTTTTAAAGGATTATCTCTATCTGATGTTTTGATATACTCTACCCATAAAGAACCTGTTGATGTAGGGATTGGGAATATTCTTAAATTGTTATTTTGAATATCAAAAGTGTATGCTGATTTCCTAATCTGGTCATTAAATTCAATTGCTTGAACCCTAAGTAAGTCTGCATACATTGGTTGTAATACGAAAGTAATTGCTGGTGAATAACTACCGAAACCAAATCCGTCCAACATATTATTTGTACCCATACCTGTTCCGGCATATGGGTCAAAGTATCTTGTGATTGCTGGTCTTGCTTCATAATGAACTCGTTTAACTTCTATTGATTCACCAGATTCACTTGCTTGTGCAATTAGTTCATTTAAATCATAATCTTGACTACCAGATTGTAGATTTACCGCTGTTCGTTTGTACTCTACATTACCACCCACTTGTGCTTCTGAACCATAGTTTTCAGATATAAATATATTTTCTGATAATCCTGCTGATATCCTTTTGTGTGTAAAGTTTGAACTTGTTGGTTGTCCTTTTAAGTGTAATAAGTTATCACGAATGTTAAATTGATTAACTTGTGCCGAGTATTCGGAAATACTTTCTTCGAAACAAGCATAAAATTGCGTATCTTGAAGTTCAACATCCATAATTGGATATCCAAGTCTTTTTGCACACCAACTTGCAACTTGGGGTGCTTCTAATTGAAATTCAAGGTCATTATCATACACTGCGAATGGTGTATTTCCAACAACACTTGACCCACTTCCTGGCCATATTGCTTCTTGAGCCATTAAAATTCTCCTATTAATAGTCTATTTGTATACATTAATAAATATAACAAGATTACAATTTATTCTTTATCTCGTCTATTTGTTTTTGTTGTTCTTTAATACCTTCAATCAATAGTGCTATGATTTTTTCATACTTTACTGCTTTGTATCCAGTATCTCTTGTGGTGACTAATTCTGGCATTATGTCTTCAATCTCTTGTGCAATAACACCAATGTCGTGTCCTTCGTATGTTGATTGATTATCATTCCAATCAAATTCATACCCACCAATAGATTTAATCTTTTCTATTGGATTAGAAATTTGTATAATATTGTCTTTTAATCTTTTAT